AATGCAGAAATTGGAACAACAAACAGCACAACCCAAAAGTAACAATGATAGTTTTGCAAAAAAATTAGAAGCCGCTGGAATTGGTGCTGCGCGTGGTGCAACTTTTAATTTTTTAGATGAGATTGAGGGAGTTTTAGGCGGAGTTAAGCGTGCAGGACAACAAGCTTTTGGCATGTTACCTAAACCAGAGGGAGAAGGTTTTGAGGGTGTTAAGAAAGCATTTCAAACTGGTTATAAAGTTGATCGGGATGCTTCACGTGCATATCAAAAGCAATTACAACAATCCAACCCTGGGTCGTCAATGGTCGGCGAGATTGCATCAGGTTTACCAGCTATTGGCGCGAAAAGTTTGGTGACAATTCCCTCTATGGTTGCCCAAGGTGCACTTGCGGGTTTAGGTAGTGCAGAGGGTGATGCGTTGCAACAAGCAAAAGGTGCCGCAACGGGTGGCGCAATTTCAGGAGCGTTTGGATTAGCAGGAAAAGGCATTGGGAAAATTGGAGAATCTCTTGATAAAATCAAAACTGACAACGCATTAAAAAGTGTCGGGTTTGATAAAGGATTACTCAATAAAATTTCAAAAAACATGCCACTGGAGATGCGTGAAAAACAAGAGAAAGACTTGGCAGAGTATATTTTAAAAAACAAATATGCAGATTTTTTTTCGACAACACCTGGTCGTCAAAAAATGTTGGATGCTTCACGAAAAACAACAGGTCAACAAATTGGCGCTTTAAGAGAGAGCGTCACAGAGCCATTTAGTGCTCCTCAAATTCTTGCTAACGTAAAAAAATCATTTAATCCAAACGAATTAAAAGATATTCCGGAAAATTCCGCCGTTACTCGTGCGCTAAAAGATTTAGAGAGTAATCTGCTTGGTAAATCTGATAAACTTAAAAATGTAAGCGGCACAGACTTAGCACGTTCAATTTCATTTTTGAATTCAAACATTAAAAAAGCACGCGCTGGAATGGACGAAGTTGACGCTGCAGCTCTAGGAAAAATAAAGAAAACTTTAAATGAAATTTTAGAATCAAAAATTCAAGATCGCGCCTACCCGAAATTTGTCAAAGACTATGCGATGCAAAGTCAGATCGGAAAAGCTTTGCAAAACCTGAACAACAAGAGCCTTAATTCAGCGATTGGTTTGGGTGGTATTGTAGGGGCAACAGGTGCTGGGGCTTATTCAGCAAACCAGCAACAGGTAAGCCCTGGGGCATTCATGGCAGCATCATTGCTAACACCTTTCGGCAGAAGAAAGTTAGGGGAGGTAGTTGCAAAGGGGATCAATACTGGCAATAATATAGTTAATAAGGTGCCAATGTCTGTAAAGCAATTTGCATCAAAAAGTGGCATAAATCCCGAAGTTCTATTGTATCTTGCCTCAAAACCAAGCATATCGCAAAATTAACTATTTTTAAGTCAATACAAAGAAAAAGAATAACTGCATAATTCATGATTCATCTTTGCTATATTTTTTTCTCTATGAGCTTAAAAGCGTCTAAATTTTTTATTTTTTGAGTCTCACCAAATTTAAAATTGCAATTACAAAAAATTCTTGGGTTCGATTTTTTCATTCGAAGCTGCATCTCCTGTGGCCTCAAAATTTTGAAGAAAAAAAATGAAACTGCTACATGAAATGATATGGTTTTAGGTTTATTTATAGCATACCTAAGACTATGTTTGCTTCTTTTTTGTGCATTTTTTTTGATTAAAAAGAATAAAAAATGATTAAATATATATATATAAAACTATAAGATACTGGAGCGAATTTTTAATTTTGAAATAAAAATATGAAATTATTGATTTATTTTTCAAAAACGGTTTTTAAAAAAATGGAATCAAAAGTGTATAATCAAGTCGGTAGTGGGTGTATAATCAAGTCGGTAGTGGGTGTATAAACCCCGATCTAGTGGGTTTTAAATATGCTTAAAAATGATGCGATATATTTGATTAAAAATTGTGCAGGAATTTTTATAGAAGAAAAATTTGGCAAAAAAAAAGCCTCTGTGTATATTTAATTTTCTTAAAATAGCTATAAACACGGAGGTTGATTTATGCTAATTACAAAAAGTCAGACAGTCAAGAGAATCTCAATTAAAAACGACAATACTCAACAACATCCACACTTTAACCAAGCGATGGGTATTTGTGGGGCTTTGTTTTTTGACAACTTTCAAGATTTTAAAGGCAATTTTAATTATTTTAGTTACAATGCATTTAAACACGTCGTCAATCTTTGTCTCAATGATTTTGGAATTTTAGGGTTTCGATTTTTAGAAGAAAAGATACTCACGACACATGAAACAATTAGCGACTTGAAAACAAAACCTTACAGGCTCTACGACTATTTAAAGAATAATACTGAAGAGTTCAAAGATTATCTCAATAAACATTTTGATAGCATCAAAGAAAAAATTAATGCTCTTCCGACAACAGAATTTATCCCCGTCACAGAACCTTTAAGTCGAGCAATTCCCAACGTTTTTTTACGTTCTGCTTTGTTCGGAATTCAAAAAAGAGGGGTTCATCTTACTGTCAAAAATAAAGAGATACTGTCGATGTCGCAGTATCAAGTGCTGTTTTCGGGAGAAGAATTAAACCAATTGGATCTCATAGTTTGGGATGCATTGGTCTATTTATTTAAAGAAAAGTCTAAAGGAAGTAATCGTGTCCGTGTGACAATTTATGAAGTGTGTAAATTTTTAGGGTATACAGATAGTACAGAAACCCGCGACCAAGTGAAAAATCGAATTTTTAAACTTGTACTCGCGGTTGTGCAAGTCAAAGGCAAGCAACACGCAATGTATATGAGTCATCTTATTCAATCGTTTGCTTTGATCGAAGATGAACCCAACGCTTATTATTTAGAATTTGATAATCATTTACTTTGCGTGTTTAGAGATACAGATGACTATACATTTATCAATATCAATATTAGAAAGCAACTTGGCCAAAATCAATTGGCTTTATGGATTTTTCATTTTTACGCTTCACATAAAGAACCCATCCCTTTTTCGCTTGAATATTTACACGACTTATCAAGAAGCGGTTTGATTCAAAAAGAATTCAACAGGTCTTTACGCTCTGCTCTTGAATTGATTAAAAATGCTTACGTAACAGAAAATACCAATTTTGAATATAAAATAGAAAATTCAAAATTGTTTGTTAGAAAAGATGGCGGATTAATTTAAGCTTCGATTAGTCTCGCTGTGTCTCAACTTTTTGATAAAATCAAGCATTAAACTGTAAGAATACAAAACATCTTCTTTAGCTCTGTGCGCTGGGTTGAGTTCTGATTTATAATTACAAAGTGCTGTTGCGAGTGTGCGGAATGTACTCATATCTAAAATTCGATAACTCAAACGTTTTGCAAATGTGGGCATATGATGTTTGATAAATTGCAAATCAAAATGCACGGAATTTCCGGCTAATTGAATGCCCATTGCATACTTTCCAAAAGTATTATTGACTTGTTTAATCAACTCTTGCTCGAGTTCTTTTAGTTCCCACTTTTTAATATCAGAATTTAAAATATCTTGAATCAAATTATTTGTTTCGTGCATTTCAAGAGCTTTTGGGTCAAAATTCTCTTTGAAATTTTCAACGTGAAAGTTCAACAGAGCCGTAAACAAATTCTCTTTATTACAGAAAAAGTTTTCTTCATGCAATTGTGCTGGAAGAATTGCAACTTCTAAAATATAATGCTTTGCACAATCAAGCCCTGTTGTTTCGAGATCTAAAAATAAGATATTAGTAATCGGTATACTGTTCATCTGTAAAGCCTTTCTCAAGATAAGCAAGTAACATTAAGATAGCGTCGGCCTCATCATCAGACACTTGCGGGTACGCCGGCCGCACATAACGTAACGCTGCAAACCCTTTTTGGATTTTTCCGCCGCCACATTTTTTCACAATTTTCTTCCAACAAGATGGTGCCATCAGGTTTAGTTCACTCTGAATGCATGGCAATGAGCACAACGCACCCACAGAATAACTAAGCTTTGAATTGCGAAAACCTACAACGTTCTCTACAACAAGATGATTGATAATTTGATTTTCCGGTAAATAATGATTTAAAAATAATTCGAGCTGTTGGCGCTGTTGTGTGATTCTTTGCGTCCAATTCCCATAGCCCGTCAATAATGCCGAGCGGATAATTTCGTTATAATACAATGCAACTCCCGCTTTATTTGACGCGGGGTCGATTGCAATAATTGTAGGAATTTTTATCATATCGTTTCGCTCAACTCATAGAGAGGGTTTTTATTGATGATATAGTGTTTGTATTTATTGATAGCAGAAGTGAGTAAATCCAACCCTTGCTGAATTGTAAAATGACTTATTGTGTACATTTTTACATCATACGGTGGCTCGGTTTCAAAGAAAATAATTTTGTAATGATAATCTCTAAAATCTTTTTCTTCGTTGCGTGCTTTTAGCAACCCATAGATTGCAAGTTGCATATGATAATACTCGTCGTATATGAGATGTTTTGCAACAGAATATTTTGACGCGGGTTTGTACGTTGTTTTAAAATCGATAATATAGTTGCGATTTTCCGCGTCTAACTTGCCCTTAAATTTTAAATCGTCAATTTCTGCAAAGTAAGGCGTTTCAAAATTCATGAAGTCGCTCATAATTTCTTGAATTTCGTAATTCTGTTTATAATGATTATAGAGATTAATCAAAATAGGGAGACAATCGCAAGACAAAATAAAATTGTCTGCCGGCACAGTTTTTTTAAAGTCTTCAATGATTTGCTTTCCCTCGGTTGTGCTTTGCGGTGTTCGGGCTATTCTGCCGTCGCGCGTTTTGACGTGAGACAAGTCAGGCAGAAAGCTCACGCGCTCTTGCTGATTTTGTATCCAACAGTGAATCGCATTGCCTAAATTTGTTGCAGCCGTTCCCGCAAAAGGTGTTTCTTGATTTTGAAAAAATTTACGCGGTGAATGTAAAATGTATTTGAGTTTTGAAAAGCTAAGACAATCGAGCTTGTAATAATCAGCATCAGTCAAAGTATTCACTCCACAAAAAAGTTGTGCATGAGTCTATTCGATTTTGGGCTCATTTTCGTACCAAGATAAACAATCGTAATTGGATCGCCTTTTTCTTTGCCCACTTTCTCAATATCGCCGTATTTATACTTCTTATGATAAATAAAAAATTTCAGCCCTGAATACAAAGGAACTCCCACATCTCCAGTGGGTGTTTTGAGAAAAATAATTTGCCCGTCTTGATTCTCAAAAATATTTGAGAGTGTCCCTGTCACTGCTTCATTCAGAGTAAAGAGCTCACCATTTACTGGTTGATTTTTCAGCGATGGCGCTTTTTTAAAAATCGTTTTGCTTTCAGTTTTGACAAATTCTGTTTGCATCAATAACCTTTCTCAAATGATGTGTGTTTTGATTTTAGACCAATCGGCTTGTCCTTTTTTTTCAACCCATATTTCTGAATCTGTTAAGATTTTATCATCAATTCGTATTTCTATACAGTTTTCACCGAGTATTTTTTCTGTTGCGTTGCGCATGATTTGCTTGAGAATAATCAAATCTTTTGTCGGTTCTTGCGAGATAATATAAAGCGCGTCATGCAAACTTGACATCACTTTCAAATTTGCTTTGCACGCATCGACTACAGCTTGACGCGTAATGCTGGCACTGTGTGCTTGAACGTGGAAGTTGCGCACGCTTGTCATAATGGGGTTGTCAGTCCACAAAACCCAACCATCAGATGTGACAAGCGGCACGCGGCTTTTGTATTGCTTGCTAATTTCATAAACCCAATTCCAGTACTCTGCATACACAGTTTTATGTGCTGTAATTAATGCTTGAGTCTCTTCAAGCGACACAGTCCGTTTGCAATCGTATGTGAGCTTCAATCGTAACTTTTCAGCACCCATCCCATACTGCAAGCCAAGCTTTGTTGATTTAAAAAGGTCGCGCTCGCGCTCGTGGGTTTTCTTTGTTGCATCCATGGGCACAGCGCCCGCTTGTTTTGCAAACTCTAAGTACACATCACCTGAATTGTAAGCGTTGATTAAATTCTTGTCTTGAGAGAGCCACGCTGCAACAGCAATTTCTTGTTGACTAAAGTCTGCTGCAATGATGACAGTTCCTGGTTTTGGTTGAATAATCGCACGCAACCAGGAACTCATCGCCAATGGGTACGTTTTCGCTTTGGCGGCATTACGTCCCGTCTGTGTGCCGTAAATTCCATAAAAGGGTCTGACAACGTCATTTTTAAAATCATAAGCGGCAAAAAACCCGTCGGAATTTTTTTCACGAAACCATTTTAAAGATGATTCGGTTTTGTTGCACTTATACATCTCTTCAATAACGGGAATCGTTCTATAACTTTCTATCGTGTCAGAATCTGTTTTATAAAAGCCCGTTTCTGTTTTTGGCCAAGCGGGAATATCAAAACTTTCAATGAGTTTTTGAATTGCTTTGTTGTCGCGTCGTTCGGGTTTGCTTTTGATGATTTTTACAGCACCATTTTTAAAATGTTTTTCTGTGGCGGGAATTTCAGGGATATAAATTGGAAATGAGGATAATGCATTGACAGCATCTCTTGAGTCTTTAATAATTTCAGGAGTCTTTGCAATAATTTTATCCAACAGTTGTTTATTGATGGGAATTCCTATCTGCTCACAAATCCCAATGCACGCTGAATACAAACCACGATCAAGTATAGATTCTTCAAAGTTTCGTAGTCCTAGCCTATAATACTCGAACTCAATTTTATTACGCACAGCATAAAGAAACGAAACATCACTCAAGCAATATTCCATAATTTCTTTTTTATGGTTTGTGATATTTTCGACGTTTCCTGAAATGATGATTTCTCTCATTTGATTTTTTTGCAAAGAACTTAAAACGTGTTGCGTCATTTTAAATACTGCATTAATTAAATTTGAGGGTACTTTGTTATGCTTCAGCATTTCTTCATCGTCATCTTCGTTATTTACTTGATTTATATATTCACGAAAATTTTTGGGTTCTGAGAATTTCTTAAGCCCTGCACTATCAATATAAGTGCCATAAAGATATTGATTGTTTGAGTTTTGCAACATCTTAAACTCTGCATACAAATCAACCCATTCAAAATTTAAGGGATTGATTTTAAGAGCAAGTAAACAACGAGATTCTGCAACTCCGTAATAAACAATCAGCTTTTTAAATTTTTTTAAATCATTTTTAAAACGTGTTGTATCCGAGTTATCCAAGAGCCAGTAGGTCTTATGTGCTAGTGCCGCACACACTAACGTTGGGTGTTCGTTGTTTGCACCAAAGAATTCAAAATCAAGCACAGCTTCACTCATTCAATTCCCCATTTATTGATTTAATCAATTCTTCGGCACCATATTTTGCATAGATATTCATGAGAATTGAAAGATTACAGCCAGCATGTGCAAGGTGTGGTTGCTTACTTTCTAAATCAAAAAATTCCCCAAGCCTGATTTTTTCAATGTGTCGCAACAATGCATCAATAATTTCTCCAGCATGTTTTGCTTCAATATTACGATGGGAATCGAGGCCGTGCTTTTTAATTCCTTGTCTAAAAATCATCGCCATATTCTGCAATAAATAAGGACTAATCGCTCGATAATGTGGTTTGAGCGTCATATCATCTTTTGTGCTAATTCCATCAAAAAGTTTTTTGAGAGGCTCAAATTTTACACCGAAAACACTCACGAGTTCAGCATTGAGCTCAATTTCAAAAATAGTCGAATAACTTTTTCTTTTTAATAAATATGGATAATGACCTAAACGGATCTCATGCAGTTTAAAGATATCTCCGATTAAAAACTTATCACTTGTTGTTTCAATTATTTTAAATTTATCGCCAACTTTATATAAACTGTCTGTCATAATACTCAAGACCTTTCCATTTATTAGCAACAAGAGGTGGATTGGAATTTGGAACAAATACCCTACGAAACGATTTAGGCGGCACAACTTGTATATGAACCCAGCTTGGCGTATATGAAAAATCTTCAAAGTAAACACCATGAGTTTCTGCCGCAATTAAATTCTCTAAGATTGCATGCATTAATGGAAACGGTTTTAAATCCAGTAAATCAACAGCCTGGCATGTAATATGTTTACTTTGCGTAGCGGCATTTTTAATGCTTTCATTCAATTGTTGTGGTCGCCAGCCGCTTACAACTTCCACATTTGAAAATTTAATTTCTTTTAAAAATTCATTGATTTGATTGATTGTGGCTTCCATTGTTTTTTCAAGTTTTTTATTCCAATCTTTATGGTATGTAATATCTCTCATTTTTAAATAATTGTCTCTTGTAATTAATGGCATACTTTACCTTTAATTTGTATGGTATGGGTCATAATACACGCCTTTTTTATCAACGGCTTTCAAACCATAAATTCTTCCATGCTCGGATTTGATGGCGTGTTCATGCTTTAAATATTTTAAAAAGTTAGAAAGTCCGTAATTCTTTTTAAATTCTTTGAGGTTTGTAATGTTTTGCAATGCTTTATAAAATGTGGATTCTTCAATTTCAGAACGGGGATCAATTGCAAATTCTCCAGAGCGAATCAGTTTAGCCCACAATTCTTGATTCATGACAAGCTGTGCTTTGTCTTGTAAACTTTTAAATTGTGCTTGTTGATTTGGGCTAGGTAGCACAGTCCAATTTTGCCCGATGTTTTCGTAACAAATTCTGCAATAATTTAAAAAGTCATTAAAATTTTCTCCTAAAAAACTCTCGTACATTTCTTTAGAATAAAATTCTGTGGCTTGTAATGGTTCAAATTTAAATAAACGAAGTCTTCGAAGTTCGTAGGAATCTCCGTCTATTTCAGGGAGTACGTTTGAGTCAATTATCAATAATCCTGACAATGTTCCTGTGAACCTATCTTTTCCTTTTTGTTCAATGCTGACAATACTATCTCCTGTTAATTGTTTCACTTCTGCTTTTTGCAAAACTCGGGGATTGTTATTTTCAGAGAGAACAATTAGCGCTTTATTGAACATGCCAAAATTTGAAAATTGATTTGAGCTATCAAAGCTTGCTACAACATCTTTGCCAATTTTTCGCCGCAACATTCCAGTAAATGATGATTTCCCCTCGCCGCCCTCGCCGTATAAATAAATAACATACGGCGATTTATGGCCATTAAAACAAATCCAAAGTAACGCACACAACCGATCACTGTCTGTGATACGCCCTAATAATTCTTTAAGATGTGGATTGAGTTGTGGTGTTTCTTTGTATTCATAATTCAACTTGTGCGCTGAAAATTCGGAACTATTTGATAGTGTTAATGGTTTGATATCATAATTAATTGCCATTGGAGTTTTTGTGTATAGTGCATTGATAATCGAGTTGACTAATAATTTAATGCAACTCTCGATTGTCACATGGTGTCGTTTCTTTTTTTCTGTGCGCAATTGAATTTCTTTATGCAATAACGCCATATCTTCAGGATAAATATTTGCAAGCAACCGCACTAGCTCATCTGTGCCAGGGAGTGAGGATGCCAATAGTTTTGCTCGTGTTCCCTCAATCAAATAGATAAGTTTTTGTTCAGGATTATTTTTATTTAAAACAATTTGGAATTTATCGATGACGTAATGAAATGAATGGATGACTTGTTCAATCTCATCAAAAGATTGATCGGAAAATTTTTGCCGTTCAATACATTTTTGCTTGAGGATTTCGATTATTGGTTCAACTTCTTCAAGCTCTGCGCCCATTTCAAGAATTTCTTGAACCAGTTTGCGTTTCTCCACGGGCTGATTCGCATACCGTCCTGCGTGGTGATAAAAGGTCTCGCCATTTACTCGGTACTTCTTTAGCAAAGTCGATAATTCCACTTTGTATATCCTTTTTTGCTCTTGTGTGTGCCCTGTGTGCTTCTTTTTCTGTTTTAAAATAACCAAGGGAAATGCACTTACCTTTGTAGTAAATTCTTGAATTCCACGGCTTGGTTTTGTTTTCTTTTCTGAAATGTGCACCTGTGAGGTGTTGTGAATTGGATCTGTTGGATTGCAAATCATATTTATCACAATGGATTAAATTTAAAAATCGTAAATCCATCGGATTTTTATTTCTAAAGCCAACAAATTTAGTTGGCCAAGTTTTTGTCATATAAAACCATGCAATACGCTGACAAGTATAATCTTTACCATCAATTCTGATGTAGCGGTACAGACGACTTGGCGCATAGAAACCAGCTTCTGATCCTTTTCGAGTTTTTCGTTTTTTTATCTTCCAGGTAAAAATTCCTGTTTTGGGATCATAATGCACTTGTCTAGTCAAATCGTAATAACTTAACACACACGATGCCCTCTATTGATTTATTTGGTAACGTCATCTATATTAACATATGTAATTTAAAAACAAAAGGATATGAATGACAAAAGTTAACGCGGCTCTCGTATTACAACACATTGGTGTGCAATGGCGCAACGGCCACTTGAAAAAAAACGGCCGAGTCATTAAATATGTAACAGTGAAAAAAATATTAAAACAACACAACCCAGATTTAACAGATTCAGAAATTTGGCAAATTGTCTTTAATGATATTAGCACTTATGCAGAATTCAGACCATCTGTTCAAGCTGTTTCTGATTGTCTTCGTAGAGAAAGTCGAGACAAGAAAAAACGACTAGAAGAAAATAAAACGCGTCGATTTAATAATTTATTAAAAAATAGCCGTCCAGAAGATTTTGGGTTGCAGGATTACGAGCGCATGTCAACGGGTCACGTTGTCGCTGCAATTCTCGCTGCACATCCCTATTTACGCGAAGACCAGGCTAAGAAAGTGTTAGGCTCATGGGTACTACGTCGCTTATAAAAATTTTAGAAACTCCATGCATTGCAATTCAAGAGTTGTCTGTAAAAACTCGGCTTGTTAATTTATCTTTTGAAATTTTTACAACAAGCTTTCAAGAAAAAGATGAGAACGGACAACCAAAATATGCAAACTGTTTTTTTCGCTATCATGGAGTCAATGGATATTCGATTAAATTTATGGTTTGGATTGCTGGCGATAGAACTGTATTAAAAAACTTTATGGTTGAGAAAGCTGCAAAAATTGAAAAGAAGAAATGGTTTGAGTTTTGGAAAAAAGACACACTTGAAAAAGTGATTGATTCTTTAATTCTTTCAGAGAAAGAAGCAACACAAATTATTTTGGATTCATTAACAGAAAATATCGTTAAAAATTTGCTAGGCTTTTGTGAAAGGGTCTAAGGGCTTTTGTGACTTTTTCTAAATTTGTCTGTGGTGATTGATTGCTCATTTGACTAAAGTTTGAAAAGTTAGTGATGATTTTAGAGCGCTCAATAAATTTTTCAACACGCAAACCATAGACAGCACACATCACAGCATCAGCATGGCCTAACTCATCTGTTCGTTCAAAGTCTGTGCGTGTTTTATTAAACATACAAGAGCGTAAACTTTTTATTGTAAACTCACATGATTTATTGATAAAAATCTCATCTTGAAAGAACGCCGAATTCAAAGCCATAATTGCATTGTCTCGATCAACTTTCGGCGGTAACGTAACAGAAACATCACACAAAGTATTGAGATCGACTTGAGTCTGACCATGGCAGTCTAAAAAAATGTGATAGGGTTTTATTTGATATTTTGTGCGGAGTTGTTTAATCATATCACCCAAAACTATCGTGTTGGTATTGGAATCAAACATCACCTCTGCAATGATTAATTTTTTATTGTCTGTAATTCGATGACCCCAAACTTGTAAGACGTGCTTATCACGTATGCCTCCCGTGTCTCCGATTATCCAACAGTTTGCTGCATACACACTCTCATAGCTTTGATTTGTAATATGCCGCACATCAGAAAATGCAGGCGTAATCAATGAGCGTCCATCGCGCACAACTTCGCACAGGTACTCACGCCTAAAATCTAAAGTGTCAGCGCCACCATACGCATTAATAGCGTTTTGTATTTGCTCTGTTGTGAGTTGTGGATTGTCAAAGATAGTCGCTTTGTAAAGTGTGCCTTTTTTTTCACACTGCGGTTGAATCACAGAGTGCACGTAATGATCAGGGTTTTTTGAGGGCGTGGTGATGATAACAATCTTACCCCCGGAGCGAAGTAGCTGCGGAATGATTACGGCTTTGTATGCGTACTCAAAATCATCACTACTCACCGCTGCTGCTGCTTCTTCAAGAATGTAAAGCCCAGCATTCCCACCGCGCAATGAATCGACGTGCGCACGTTCCATCATCCCCAAGCGTATCTCGCCATTTGTTCCAACTTTGTAACGCTTGTCAGATTTTGTCGGTTTGATGTGACCCGGTGGTGCACTCACAATAAAAAATTTCATATTATCGTTCACGATATCGTTTGTCGCTTTGAGTGTACCCGCTGCAATCTTTACGAGTTTATTAATCGTGTGCGGGCTTGCGACGTGTTGAAAGCCAAGAGCAAGAGAGAGAAATGATTTGCCAAACTGTCTTGAGCCTAAAAACAAATGCAATTGCTCGTTGCTTGTTAATATTTTGTCATAGACTTGTTTCTGTGCTGCATGCAACAAAAAGCTCATTTCGCCTCGTTGCCACAATTTTTCAGTCACTCTGTCCATTGGGTTGATTCTTTCTAAAATTATAAAGAAGTAACAATTCTTCTTCTGATAAATCATCAAATTTTGTTTTGTCTTTTAAGCTATCAAGTAATGATTCTGCTTCAACAAGTTTTGCAAGTTTAGCCAGTGAGTCAATTTCTTTATCAAATAATGGCTTGCTTGAAGTTTCAGAAATTTCATAAAGTTTTTGTATTTGCTGGTCAATAATTGCGCGGATTTTTTCACGGTTGTTCAATTGATAACTCCAATGGTCACATAATTTTTTACAAGGGGACTACCAGAATATGTTGAGAGAAGTTCATCTCCCGTAGAACTTGTACGGTTATAATTTTGGACAAATACTGACGCTGTGTCTAAATCAATTCCTACAATTAAATAAGTTCCATTATTGGGTTGATTGCGGAACCCTGAAAATGTGACTACATCCCCAATGCTATAATTTTGGATATTTTGCACAGAGTATTTGACAATTGTCCCTGCTACCCAAATTGCATTATTTGCAAAAATATTTTGATTTTGTTTAAAAAAGATTGTCAAAACATATTGAGAGAGTGAGTTTTGAGAGATATCATACGTCAAAATTGGAATAATCGAATTGATAAGAATATGAGAATAACTCGAAATTTTAAGAACTATTGGCTCACCGTGACTCACTGTTAAATTCAACGTGGAGTAACTAAAATTATCATTGAGTGTCAGTTTTTTTGTGAGAGCTTGTACAGTTTCATAAGTGAATCTGTTTGCATAATCAAAATAACTTTGCAACTCTTGGTAAGATTTTGTGTTTGCGACGGTTGAAATATCAAACGTATTTGAGATTGAAATTTTCATACACTTCCTGAGCGTTTAAGGGTTGTGGTTGTTTTAATAATGTTCATTTCAGTTTGGAGTTTTTCAATTTTTTTAGATTGTGACTCATAATTTGTCAATGCATTTTCATGCAATTGTTTGAGTTTTTCTGTTGCGTCTTTCATATTCAAGTGAGCTTTGTCAAACTTTATGGTAACACTCTCAATTTTTTTTCTGATTAAATAATAGCCAATGGGTGCAGTTCCAAGAAGAATTCCAAGACAAAATGCTTCAATTATTATCATCATTATCAACCTCATGATTATCATTAAATTGTAAGGGAACACATTTAGAATAGATATCATTTAAAATAGCGCGGTGTCGATTGTAACTTGCGCGGCGTTGACTCACTGTGAAATTGAGCTTTAAAAAACTTTGTGTATTTCTAAAATAATAGCCTGAAATAAACGTTTCAAGCCATTCTTTTTCTGATTCATTGAGAGATTTGAGGTAGTTTTTTTCGTGTTTGTAGTCATCTGTGACCAGCTTTTTGTAACCCTTTATTGTAGTTTTAAAGATGTTATGCTTGCTTCGCATTCGTCCGCTTGATGAATTTCTAGCGCAATATCTGCATATTCTTTGACAGTATTTTCTAAGAAATAAACAGTTGCGCCGACTGCGTTGATGTATGCTTCGTGCTCATTAATAAGTCCAGGTCTCAAATCTCCGATTTCGTGAAATAATCGTACAATCTTATTTGTAATTTTTAAAGTTTTTTTCAACTCAAAATACTTTGTTTTTTTCTCGTCAATTGGGTTTTTCATAGTTCTCATTCTTTACTGTGTGGGTTGAATAAATGTTATCACAGAGTTGTAATGTATAACTAAAGAAAAAGAAAATCACTTTTTCTAGTAATTTCTCAATTTCAGGGTTTGAATACTTTGAGTCTTTGAGTTCATGAAGTCGTTTTAAAATAATGGCCAAATGTTCAGAGGTTTTATAAAATTCTGTACATTTTGCAACTTGTTTTGGCTCTTTTGTTTCGTTAATTGCAAGTAGTTTTGCTACATCTCTCATAGTTTTTTCATCAGAACTTCGGATTTTTGTTACGAATTGTTCCATTTTCTTGACGTAATCCTCATCACTTTCTGATTCTAATTTTTTTAGCGTGTTGGCATATTGCCCATATTTAAGTAAATCTTCTTGAAGTTTCACGTACATTTCAACAATTGGTTTATAAATTATTTGAAAACTATATTTTGTCATTTGTCTCCCAGTTTTGATACTTTGTGTCATAATTCTGTTTTAGAAAGTCATCCGTTGAAACGAGTAGTGCATTTGTAATTAATTGCATAACATCTTTTAATTCTTGATTATCTGTGTGACCGCGTAGTTCTTTTAATAATAAACTAATCAATAAAATTAGTTTTATTTGTATAAATTCTTCAGGCGCTTTGTCACTTTCTTTTTTTAAATTAAAATCTGATATATTCACTGTACTAATTAAATTTTGTATTGATTCAATAACCATCATGATATGTTTTGAAGTTCTAAAGTACTTTTTAAAATCAGAGTCTTCTACAATAGTAATTTCTAAAAACTCTTTATCTTTTTCATTTTTTGCTTTTAATATGACTTCATCCTGTGGAATTAACGCAACGCTCATATAATAATTTAAAATAGTTTTTGCTACTTCAGTGTTAAATTTCTCTTTAAATATTTTGACAAGTAGGGGTAATTCAGAATTTTCTAGCATTTAAACTCCATCAGTAAATCGTTTTAAAATAAATTCTTGGTGTTAGTAAAAAATATCGTGGGTCTTTTACGTTTTTTGTCGTTGCTTCATGCGCTTCTTGATAATGATAAAACACAGCGAAAATATCTTCTTTTTCCATCGGGTCAATTGAATATGCAAGAACATAAACAACAGAAACTGGGAGTTCTGATATAGGGATAATTTCATATTTATTGCCATCAATTGGCATAATTGACTGTTGACGTTGTGCTGCTTTAATTGAACAGTGCTTGCTAATTATTTCATGTGTTTCTTTCACGTACAGAAAAGTCCGCATTATACCTCCAATTAAAATAACAAAACTCACAGAGCGATGAAATCTGTGAGTCTAGAGAGATATTGAACAAGGAAGGATAATTGTTAAGTAATTGACTTGAGCATTTTTGTCAAGGTGATGAATTGGATAAGATAGCTGTAATTTTTTGGTGGGCATATTAAGTTAAGTCAAATAATAAGGTAGGATTTTGATGATTGAATTTTGGCAGGCAGCTATCTCTTAGTAAGTTTAGCTTAATTTTTTTTCTGAATCAAATTTTTAGGAGTGTTATGATATACTGTTACGTTGGGACAAAAAGTCGAGTTATTTATGTTTTAGAAGTGTTTGATGACTATGCGAGTGCTAAAAAAGAATTGGAAAATATCCCAAAAAGATACCCGGAACATAAAAATATTTCTTTAAAACGCGGTAAATTTTATTATGACCTCGGCGTTTTTGGTAAGGTTTATAAAAAATCTGGACTCGTGAAAGTCGTCAGAGATATTGCACACGCACACGTAAACTTAGTGCATAAAGATTCTGATGAATTTTTAATCAATATCCGAGTGCGGAAAGTTATTTTAAATAATAAAGAAAAACAACAAGAGTTATTTAATGCTAAGTAAAAGTAAAGAGCGAATAAAAGAATTTGGCGAAGTCTTTACGCCCGAGCATGTTGTCGAAGAGATGCTTGATTTGATGAGTCAGAATAATCCAAAAGTATGGGCTGATTTAGAAGTGTGTCTGTTTGAGCCAACGTGTGGAACTGGCAACTTTGTTGTTGCAATGTACAAACGTAGGCTTGAAGCATTAAAAAATTTAGGCATTTTTGAAGCCATTACAGCAACGTTAGACACATTATGGGCGATTGATATTGATTACAATAATATCCTCGCCTGTCGCTCTAGAATCATCGATGCGACGTTTCAATTTATTGAAGAAAATTTGGCTGTCAAAATTTCTAAAGACTACATAAAAAAACATTATGATTTTTTTCTGCATTTTATTTGTGCAGTCCAATGGCAGATTCACAGAAACGAAGCACTAACAGCGTTGAGCTGCCCTGATACTGTTAGAAAAAATGCTAACAAAACCAAAGCAAGTAAAGAGTGGTTTGAAACTCTAGGGCATTTTCCAATTGATATCGATTTGACGTGGTGTTCTTATTATAAAAAGTGTCAAGAAGAACAATTGATTTATATCAAAGAAATTTATAATGCTGAACTTTTTTTAGAAAGTTTAAAATTTGATGCGTAAAATTATTTGTGCTAATTTTATTTTGTGCCGCGGGTTGCGTCGATTAGCAGCTTACGAGCTTGCGCGGCACTCTTTAGCTTATCGATGTAATGCTCTCTATTCCAAAGATAATAAACAATAATACCCTTAGCATTCGGATTTAAAACATAGCGTGCGCTTTTTGCGTATTTACGCATAATCCAACGCGTCGCAAGTGCTGATTTACCAGTCAGCTCAATCAAATCTTGCACTGTATATTCCCCGTCAGCTAACTGGTCAACCCAGCGTGCTGGTGGTCTGCCTTTATTATTGCTCATAATTTCCCTATTATGTAATTTTGGATTGCATTTGCAAATTCAACTTTAATAGCAGAATCATTTGAAAGCATTGACCGCATTCGAAAGCAAAAAAATTTGAGATAAAAATTTGTAATGTGATTGTCGAGTTCTTTAAAAATAATAAATGTTTTTATATCATTTTGTAAATCTTTTTTAGAAAGAAGATAATTAAAATGTTTAAAAACTCTGGTTTCAATATTATCAATTTCTTCTTTAAATAATTGCAGCATGATTTGCAAATCTGCTTGATAATATCCTAGATTTTCTTTTTCAACATAGGTCGTTAAATTCAAGTCAACATTAAATTTTTTGATATATTTTTTTAGCATTGTCGAGGTTTCAGATGCTAACATCATCAAAAATTCGGCGTCCACATTTTCACTTTTAAAGCTCGAATTTGGATGAGCAAAAAAAGAACCGACAAGCTGATAATTTGTCGGTTGGTTTTCGATTCGTTCTAAATGTGAATGTTCAAAACAATCCACAGCAAAGAAGCTATGCTCTTTTAAGTTGTGAAATATTTTAGCGATTTCTGTTTTCTTTTCAACATTAAAGTATTGCATATTAAAATCAGCAATCAAAGAAGCCGCAATCATTGAAAATGCGGGTGTCGCATGGGCTTCGTTAGTCTTTATCGTCATTTTTGGCCTTTTTTGATTATAAAGGATTGTGTTATTATCATTTTTTGCCTTTTTTGTTAGTTATCGAGGAAGTAGTAGCTTTTCATTCTTTCAAAACCAAAATACAAATCAAATATTTCTTTATAAGTTAATTTTTTATGGTTCTTAAAATCTCCACTACCTTTTTTTATGGAAACTAGAAATTTTGGATGAACTATTTTTGCAACTTGTGGCGCTAATTTTATTTTTAGGTCGTAACTTAATTCAAAAAATTCACCGATCATAAAAACTAAATTTTTAAAATTGATTAAGTTTTCTTCATCATAAATAAAACTTAAAAATGTTGGATCACTTATAAACCCATCATAAAATTCGTTTGCTAAATCAAAAATTTTTTCATCAAATTTACTATCTTTATAATCAAAATTACACTGATTAATCCAATTTGTGCGCTTTAAACAATTCGTCGATATTATTAGGATCAACGAAAAAAGGTTTTATTTCGGCAAGTGTCACGATACGAGGAAGATCCCATTTGCCACCCTTAGGATTTTTTGGGGCTACTAAATGTGCAAAATGAGTTTCAAATATCTCATCAATGCTTGTTTGATTGTCTAAATTGTCGAGATTCTCTTTAATGAGAGCTTCAAATTTTGGCAAACAAATTTTGGCAATTTTAATATGTAAAGTCTTTTCGTCGTCACAGAGAAAGCTACTGTGAGAGTTTAATGCAATAAATAACGCTAAATTGTTAAAATTGATTAATTTTTCTTTATCATAAATACAGCTTAAAAATTTTAAATCATTTTTAAATTTTTCATAAAATTCTTTTGCTGCTAGACCACTTTCTAAATCAAAACTCATATCTATTAAAGGATCTGACGCTATAAATTTGTTTAGAAATTTTGCACAAATTTTAAGCCCGTCGTTTTCAATATAACTTGTTGTCATTTTTTAAATCTCCTGTTGTTTATAGAGTGCAAGAATTTGTGAGTGTAAACGTTTGATAATGTCAGGTTTGTATAGGTTGTTTTCAAGCCAATTGATACGACTTAAAAATTTACGAACTTTAAAATCTGTCTGAAAATCTATTTCAGCACAAATTTTTTTCGGTATTTTAAATAGAAGTAAATTTTCCAATTCCTGTTGATTGTGTGTATTAATCACTTCTTGATACAATAGATTAAATAAATCGGGATAGTTTTGATAATAATTTTTAAGTCTATTAAAAAGTGCTTTATCAACTTCAGCAATAAAGCTATCAGAAAACCAACGGTTAATTTTTGGAATATATTTAAATTTTGTTAAATCAACTTTAAAGTAGTCACCCTCGGCACAAATTAGACTCAAATTTGTTTTATATTGACAATCCATAAATTGTTGATTGTCATTTATATTATATAGGTGAAGTTTTATAGTTAAATATTTATCTAATTGTGATCTATAAGGGATTGAGTCTTCTTCTTCAAAGTCATCAATTAAAAAACAGGTGTTATTTGCTAAATCTAAAATTAAACTGCTGGTATGTTCTAAACAATTTGAACCATATAATTTGTATAAATTAAGGCGATAATTTAAATCAGGCCAAATTTGATTTACTAAAGTTTGTGTTCTTTTTTTATTGTTTAATTTAACCTGTTTCATGCTGTCAAATCTCATGTTTTATAGTGTAAAAATTAGAATTAAAAGAACCCAAGGTTTCCCTTGAGCGCTCTTAACTTTACTTAGTTTCTTCTGCAAACTCTAAGTCAAGTTGTGTTGTCATTTCTTTTGCGAGAGTTTTTGCAAGCTTTTTGTGAGCTTTATAGTTCTTGTTAAACTTATTCGTGTAATAAGCGTAAGTATACGTGCTTTCTTGCACTAAAAGCTTGTTTCTTTTTCTTTCGCCGACTGCATTTTCAGCATACATACATCCGATTACAGCTTCTAACACTTTGCAATAATCTACTTTATTGCTATTACTTTTAAGCTCATCTTTATAGAGCGTAAAATCATGAAATCCTTTCAAATAGTTGAGCAAGTGACTGACAGATACTTGCGTCAGCGCTGTGCGCTTTTTAATATAAAACTCTGACATAACACACCCTCCTGTTCTTTGGGCTATTTATATTATACTATAGCTTAATAGTTAAGTCAAGAGAATATGCTTTAAATTTGTGCAGTATATATATAAAAAAACCGCCGGGGGAACAGGAAACCCAGCGGAAACAAACTTTTTTTTACAGGATATGAACAACTTAGCAAAATTTTTGAAATGAGTCAATAGCTTGCGGGTTGCTATCAATTCCCAAATATTTTCTATTTAATGATTTTGCTGCCTTGCAAGTCGTGCCTGAGCCACAGAAAAAATCTGCTATAATATCATCAGGTTTGCTTGCGGCTTTAATAATACGTTCAAGTAATTTTTGAGGTTTTTGGTTTGGATAATTAACGCGTTCTTTTGAAGCAGAGTTAAGCGGTTTGATGTCTAACCACACATCTTCAGGCATTTTTCCATTGTCGAGATAGTATCTGTATTTTTTTTTGGTACATGTTCCCCATTTTTCGACGTACTCTCTACCAGTTTCATCACGTTTTGTACCATGAAATTTATTTGTAAGTTTGTTATCAGGTGTAAAAGGCTGTCGTATTTGATTATCAAAAAAATAATATTTATTGATATCTTTTGCATACCATAAAATTGTATCGTGTCTTTTTTTAAAACTTTTTGAATTTCTACCGCCAGCTATCACGTAATGCCAAATTATTTCATTGATAAAGTTTTTGGGACTGCCAAAGATTTTATCAAGCTCAATTTTTAAGTAATGCACAACTCGATAGTCGACGTGAACAAACAGACTACCCGTTTCTTTTAATAGTCTATGCATCTGCTGCAACCGTGGCCTCATGAAATTCAAGTATTCTTCAAGACCACCGAAAGAATCTGAAAATTGCGCTGTTGCGGTTTTTTGAATTCTATTAGTATTAAAAGGTGGGTCTATGTAAATCAAATCAATGCTTGCGTCTGTCATTGATTGCATTACTTGTAAATTGTCAGCACAGTAAACTTTGTTTAATTCCATTTAGTGTACTTATTACATTTATTGAGCTTTGTCTATTCTATCTATGTACTAGTGCAGTTCTGCATACGAAAGTTGCCGAAAAAGTTTTTGGCTGTTATTTACTACATTGGCTGGCGTTTGTTAGTGCGTTTGTTGATATTTGTTTGTGCTTTAGAAAGTTTTGCTTGTTTACCAATGGTTTTGGGGTAGTTTGAAAAAGTTTTCCTTGTTTATAGAGGGTTTTGAGAGCGTTTGAAAAAGTTTTGTATGTTTATGAATGGTTTTGAGAGAATGAATTGATTTGGATCAATTTTTTGTGTTTTTGGAGTCATCTTTTTTTCATCTTTTTCCTAAAATAATCAATAAAATCATATATTTAAGCTTTAGTAGTTTTTTCATCTTCTCGTTTAAATGTACGATAGACAATTAATCTATGATATTGAGAATCATTATCATTAAGTGTTTTTACACATTTAGAGTTTGGCCAGTCAGTCAACTGCGACTTTTAAACGAACGTATAGGCTACCCAACTGTTGCGACAAATAATGTTTGTTAATTTGTATAGAGTAGTGTAACAAATAATTTGGTTTTGTACATTTTCAAAAATTGGAGGGGTTTTTGGGTAACATTTGCGCATACGTTCGAGTTTCGACAGAAGCACAGGACTGTAACAATCAAAGAGTTGCGATTTATGATTATGCACATAAGCACAATTTGATAATAAACAAATTCGTAGAAGTATATGCTTCGTCGCGCAAGTCATTAAAAGAACGTAAGACAAATGTGCTCACAGAATTGGAAAAGGGCGACACGATTATAGTTAGCGAACTAAGTCGCCTAGGTCGTTCTGTAACAGAAGTAATACAATTAATAAATAGCTTTATAAAAGGAAAAATTTATCTTATCTCACTAAAAGAAAACATTGTAATTAAAGAACAACTTGATATGCAATCTAAAATGTTAATCACGTTGTTTAGTTTATTTGCAGAGATTGAAAGAGACTTAGTAAGCTATCGAACAAAAGAAGCATTGTCAGCTATTAAAAAGCGAGGAAAACGATTGGGTAGACCTCCCGGCTCAACGGGTAAGTGCGTGCTTGATGATAAAGAGGATCAGATAAAGAAGCTTGTCGAATTACGGGTCAGTCATTCAGCCATCGGGAGAATGTTTAGCGTAAACAGAGCAACTGTTGATAGATTTGTTAAGACTAAAAATTTCAAACCTCTTCCTAATCCAAAATATAAATAACTAAAAAGGTTTTCATAGGGAACCCATAACTAAGCTACAATACACCTAAACCCCTCGGCTTAGCACCCACACCATAAAACACACACCCAAAAATTACAACACAATCGAAATCAAGTGGTTAATAGTTTTTATCATCCGGTTTTTTTTTGCACATCAAGAGAACAAAGCTCACACTTAAAAAAAATGAAGTGAGAAAAACAACAATCGAAAACGTGGGTGCCATAAAAAAAGGCAGTATTGAAAACACGAGAGCAGCAAAGAGTAAAACGAGAACGAGGGGCATGTGATAACTCCGAAGATATCAGACCAAAATATGTAACATGTTGAAAAACATAGAAAACTTTGCCTTGAGTGTCAATGATTGGCCAGTTGGCCAACTTTAAATGTACAAAATACAATTAGTATAATAGAGTGGCCATCGGAACCAATCTTAGGAATCGTTTACGACTATCTCCCGCTTTGATTTTGGGAGTGGGGCTGTAGTTTTGATTTAAAAAAATTAAAGTTGCTGTATTGGCTTAAAAATATCTTTGGTGATGATGGAGGAATAGGGCAAGGTAACAACTTATGATAACATGGCAGAAAAAATTTCTGCCGATCTCTCTAAAATTCTATTATTAATTAATAATAACGGATCTGGCGATCGGGTTTTGAAAATTTTTGGCTACTATAGTTTTCAACTGTTGTATTCTTTTATTTTTTTATTATTATTTAATAATAATATTTTTTTATATAAGTACTATAGAAGAACAATAGAAGAACCTTGGGAGATGATCGAATAAGCCCAAGGTTGACACTGTGAGCTGACCTTGAGGAGAAAATACCTTTAAAATAAGCACAACTTTTAAAAAACCAAGCAAAACACAGCAAAAAAGGCCAGGAGGCCTTGAGCTGAAAATTAATTATTAATCAATAATAATAGAATTTTATAAAGAATTGAGTAAGATGCTTTTTGAGCATCAAGGTTTAACTACCTATCGCCCTTGGTGCTTATCCTGTGCGCGCCAAATCTCTAGCATGCTCGCGTGCAAAACTAGCAAACCACGAGTCATCTTTTTCTCATCTTTTGAAAATAAAATTTTGGGCTTTGTAACAATAGTTAGTATAAGTTATTTCTACCCACAAAAAGGATGATCATGACTGATACTAACCCAGCACCAGCGGCAGAGTCTGTTGTTACAGAAAATAATGTTGCAGAAACTCCATCAACCACTGCCGAAACTAAAAAGTTTCGCGTCAAAGTGGATGGGAGCGAACTTGAAGTCCCTGAAACTGAATTGATCTCTAACTACCAAAAAGGCGTTAGTGCAGATAAACGGTTTAAGGAAGCAGCAGAGTTAAAGAAACAAATTGAGCAGTTTGTAGGACAAGTGAAAGAAAATCCGGAATTGCTTTTAGAGCAACTCGGCATTAATCCCTACGAATATTACGAATCACGGCTACTTGAGCGAATCCGTGCACAGCAAGAAGAGCAACAGCTTTCCCCGGAAGCCAAAGAATTGAAAGAGCTCAAAAAGTGGCGTGATGATTTTGAATCAAGTCAAAAGCAACAGCAACTCGCACAGCAAGAAGCAATTATTGCAAAATCTCTTGATGACGAGTTTGCAGCAACTTTTGCAGAAATGGGAATCACAAAACCCACGGTTGAAATGATCGCTGATGTTGCAGAACAAATGCTTGCAGAATACAAAGCAAGCAAACAACGATTGCCGGTAAAAGATGCACTGACACGTAGTAAAAATTCGTTTCAAAATCGACTTGCCGCGTGGACAGAGCAAAACCCGGAAAAGTTTTTAGAACTCCTCCCAGAAAAATACGCAGAGAAATTTGTTGAGACGTATTTAGCTAAAAAACAAGGCGCAAAAATACCATCATTGAAAACAAAAACTCCGCCAAAATCTGAAAAAGTATCATCAAATTTAGAACAATTTTTTAAACGAGGTTATTAATGGCTACACACACTAAAGTCATACCTGACGAGCGCTTGCAAAAATCGCAAGTGGACACACTCACTTTAAAATTCACAATCTCTGCAGCAAAAACCGCTGCGCAAATTGCATTACAGGGTGCACCGGTGCTGTTTGGATTTGACACCGGAGATTTTAATCAGACAGCAACAGACAATATGCTTGGCACAGCAAATGATGTCGTTGTTGCAACAAGTTTTGGTTCAACTGCGATGGGCTCGAATTATTTTGGCTTTATTATTGCACACAACAGCGCAAAAGCTGTTCTCGGTGCACGAATCGAAACCATCCAAACAACAGGCGGAACACCCGCAAACTCAATTGCATACGTCGTCGGTGAGGGTGTTGCAACAACAACACTGCCCGATGCTGCCACATCGAAAATTTCTGTGTCACCAGCAGGAAACATTTACGGGCGCTTTTCAGCGGGCAACTTGGATTCCGTTACCGCTGGTATCATCCTCATCACAATTGACTTTATACAAGCTTAAAAAGGATTAAATTATGTCACAAACAAGTAGCTCGTCAGTCATTAAAATCTTTAAAGACGTCTATGGGCAAATGAACACTTCCGCATTGCCGATGGACGATTTATTAATCAACAAAGAAGTTGCTTACACAAAAAAAGGCCGTGTGGGTGATAAATATATTGAAGCCATCGTGCTGGGTTCCGAAGTTGGGATCACATTTGCGGGTTCTGGCGGTGAGGTGTTTAATATCAACCCAGCAATCGCCGGTGCAATCCGTCAAAGTGAAATTTCGCCGTCAATTTCTGTGTTACGTTCTGTCATTCCTTGGCAATCAATTAGTAGGTCGCTTGGCAATGACGCAGCGTTTGTTGAAGCAACGAAACACGTTGTCAGAAACAATATGCTGTCGCATAAACGCTTTCAAGAAATTGTCAAAATTCACGGACAAAACACCACCAAACTTCTTGGCCGCGTTGCTTATATGACAGCAACTTACCGCGGGGCATCATTTACAAATGGTGGCGGAACTTTGACCAGTTCCCTTTACGGCTCGCTTACATTTACCGCAGGAGTTTTGAGCAGCAGTGGCAATAATTACATTCTATTAAATGCTGGTGATTTTGCCTCTGGTATTTGGGTAGGAATGCAAGGTGTCAAAGTCAAGCAACTCCTCGCTTCAAACTTAAGCGTTGTCGCAGAAGGAAAACTCATTAGTGCTGATTCTGCACTTGGAATTTTAAAAGTTGACTTTACACCAGTCGCTGCCTCAAGTTCAGGCTCTCACATTCTCGCATTTGAGGGAATGGAAGTGTCAAATGAGATGGTAGGCATAAAAAAGATTCTCAAAAATACCGGCACACTTTTTAATATCAACGCCGCAACGTACCCATTGTGGAAAGGAAATGTTGGCACTATCACTGGCAAGCTTACATTTGCAAAATTAGAATCATTTGTTGCTGACATGGTCAATGCTGGCGGCCTTTCCGGTGATTTAAAAGTGTATGTAAACCCACGCACATTTCATAACATTGTGGCAAGCGAACTGGCAGCGCGTCAGTATGACTACTCGTACAATAAATCAGAAATTGTCAATGGCGGTAAAGCCATTCGCTTTGCATATGCAGAGGGTGACCTTGAGATTATCGGTCATCGTTACATTATGGAAGGTGATAGTCTGTTACTGAAAACTGACGAGTGGATGTGCAGCGGTTCACAGGATATTGCAACACAAATTGAGGGTATGCCCGAAGAAAAACTAATCTTTCAACTTCAAGACCAAGGTGCGTATGTGTTCCATACTTACGGTGATGTTTATATGTTCTGCCGTTCCCCAGCAAAAAACGGATTGTTGGAAGGAATTAATGACGAAGCCGCTTCTTAATTTTGAGGTCTATCATGAGTCTGCCGCCTGTACTTTTCCCGCTTATCTCAACCGTTATTGACAAAATATTTCCAAACGCTGAAGACGCGCAAAAAGCCCAGGCGGAACTTATAAAACTTGCTCAAGAAGCGGATTTTAAACAAATGGAAATTAACCAAGCACAAGCTACAAGTGACAACGTGTTTATCAGTGGAGCACGTCCTTGTATCATGTGGATTTGTGGTTTAATTTTTGGATATAACTATTTACTTCAACCGTTATTTATTTTTATCTTAACTTTGTTTGATAAACAAATTACAGCATTGCCCGTGTTTAAAATTGATGAGATTTTGCCAGTACTTTTAGGTATGCTTGGCCTTGGCGGCCTAAGAACTTTTGAAAAAATAAAAGGAATAACTAAATGAGCATACAACGCACCTGGAACAATACAAATTATAGTATTCCTGAATCAGGCGAAACGGGTTGGATGTCGCTTACAGATTTTCTCGTTGATTTAGCAAGCAATGCGCAAACAACAAATAAACAATTTCTAGCAACTCGAATTTCAACAGTTGCGACTACAGTTGTGAGTGCTGCGACAGATTGTGTTGTGGGGATTAATTACGCAGGCGCTGCAACTGTGAATTTACCAGCAGGTGTTGCAAATCAAATCTTTTTTATTGGTGATGAGTCAGGAAACGCCGCAACTCATAATATTACACTTATTCCTAATGGAACTAACACTATCAACGGTGATTCTTCTTTTGTTATTAATAATAATAAACAGAAGATAATTATTGCTTTTTATCAAGGCGATTGGAAGTTTATTAGTAACACAGTTGCAAGCGGTGATGTACCGATTACGGCATCCTCTGCGGACACTCTCACAAATAAATCACTTGTTGATAACGCCAATTATTTTATCAATAATGCAGACAACACTAAAAAAATTCAATTT